GTTATACTGAGCAGACATAGTGACAGAGCCAAGGGCAGTGTCACCGGATGCCACGGACATTCCTGAAGTGGGGACATATTCGAAGATGACGGAAAGGGGCTTCCAGGATTCGTAGTTATTAGCGAACCCGGAGAGCCAGGGAAAGGTGGTAGCGATACCACAGTTGACCCGGAACTTCTGTATGTCGAAATTTCCTGTGGTGGCGGAGGAAACGACGGCTCCGAGCGGTTCTCGGCGGCGAAAGGTGGATGAAGTGGAGCCAAAGGACGGTTGCGCATTTGGCATACCGTGGATCAGACCGTTCGTACGATAGTCACCGTTCCCGAAGATATTCTTCTTCGAGTAGTTGACACCCCGTTTGAGTAGTCCGAGTCCTTGGGCTTTGGCTTCTGCTTTAGCAGCCGAGACAGCCTCTCGGGCAATGGCCTTGACGACAGGACCAAGTTGCTTCTTAGCGTTATTGAGGCCACGCTTGAGGGCCTTTTTTACTCCGCGGGGCATATAGCTGGGAGTGTGTTATGTGGGGAAGACCCGTAACACTCGGGGACTGTTCATCGTGTGTGTTGATGGCGCCGTGCAGTCTCTAGACGGTTTGGTTCGTACGGTTAGATTAAGGACAGAAGTGAATGTCCACCGTTTTGGGCCACGTTCGAAGGGGGCGAGCGTTCACACGACTCCCTGGTCTGCCTATCCGGTGTAGAACACGTTCGAGAGATTTGAACGCTTATACACGCGGAAACGGCGACGGCCCTCGCTACTACGTTGTATGCGAGGGAGGGGCCCGGGGAGATCAACGATCTCGGAGAGGTAGGAAGCGGAAACAGCAGTCGTCAACGCGAGGTGGACGGAAGTGCTTTCCCAGCTAGCGACCTCCCCAAGAGAATCGTTTTCCTGGAGGGCCGGGGCTCGGACCAAGGGTCGGATGGAGGGGATGATCTCCATCGCGTCAGGATTTGACGCAAAGGGCAACTCGTCCTCAAAGATATCCGACGTGGTCGGGATATCTACGAAGGGGATATTAGGTGAATATATCGAGAAGCCTTCGACACTGCTGTCGGTGCGGACGGGGACGAAGGGGAAGGTAGTCATGGAATCAACAGGATGGAGATCCACAGAATATTTCCCCCAACGCCCCGAAAGGGACCGGAGCTGGCGGCCAGTAAGACGACACTCGACCTTGGAGGGTACGTCTATATCTGCCAACACCATGTAGGGGGCCGATAGGGGAGTTCGAGATATCTGGGTAGTATCTTCGAATGGTTCCCGACCGGGTGCCAAAGGTGTTCCGAAGGGGTAGAGCTCAACCTCAACCCGTCGTCGTTTGTAGCCGAGAGGCCGAACCGCTAAGGAAGCGGTGGAGACTGTGACGAGGGATGGGAGAGAGTACTCGGACTCCTGACCACCGTAGGTAGAGACGGCGGAGAGGAAAAGGGCTCGCGCGATCCGACGTTGGGGGTCGGAAAATCGCGGCTCGACGCCAGGAGGGATCGAGAACCCCAGACCGCCCAAGAGTGGATGGGCGAAGAGGTTGAGCGTGGTCCCTCCAAACATAGTTTGTCGACGGATGTCGGCAAGGTTGTAGTGGATGAACCAGTTATGGGCCTGAGCCGGGTTGATGGCGGAGAGGACGGATTGAGCGTGCCACCCAGAAATAGGGAGGTCTTTCAATCCTTCCCGACCGGTCAGCTTGGATTGGCCAGTGAGAAGACCGACGTTCAGAAAGCCATGGACAGTAAAGGTGTCCGTGACCGTCGAGGGCATATCCGAGGGAAAGCCTGGATTAGCCAACTCGAACTCGAAGAGGTCGGGCCACGAACGGTTGTTCGTGTATTCGCGGTTATTCCGCGGGCGTGGGGAGAACTCCAAAGGAAGGGAATTCATGGTGAAGAATTTCTTATGAATGAAGTTCTTCCCCACGGAGGGTCGGAAACCCACCTTCGAGATTTCGAGGAGCCATGATTGGTAGCGCCTCGGAGAGCATCGAAAGAGGATATCGTCGCCGTTGATCAGGACCGGAAGACGGCGGATCAATCGGAGGTCGGACATGAGGGAATAAGCTCTTCCGAAATCCCCGTCTGCGAGGGAAGCTATATAGGCGTATAGGTTCGCGAGGCAGAGGAAGGGGAAGGAGAGAACAGAACCCATAAGTTGTCCGTTCTTTTGGATGATCGGTTCCGGACCGGGATTGGGGTAGATAATAGTCTGTTCGAGAAGGGTGTCCCGGAAGATTTTCTTAAGTACCTTGTCCTGATCAGGTACCCCCTCGAGAAGTGTTTCGAGGAGGAGCTTTGAGAAACGGATGTCCAGGGTATCAGTGGCGGCGGAGAAGTCGCCCGAGACGAATTTATCGTTCACGGGGTCGGAATTCAGCTCGAGGGAAGTCTTATGATGACGATTGTTGAGATCGTGAAGGACTTCCCCGGAGAGAGACTCGCCGACCAGTTGAAACTGGGGAAAGGACAAGAGATGTTTCCAAAGGGCTCCCTGGAGGGGACGGGAGAGATGGGCATTGATGGGGTCCATCGCGGTGATAACACGAACCTTGAGAGGTTCGACTACTACCGCTACCCGCGCGGTTGGGCGCGTAGAGAGCGCGAGGCCGGCCCATGGGCTAGGGAGGTCAGGCCTATCTCGATTCTGGAACATGAAAGCGGCGTGGTTCTTCTCGAAGGCTTCGTGGTAACGACGGGGCAACCTACTAACAGTAGGGGCCTCCTCGATCCAACGTTTAGCCAACGACCGCCATTCTTGAGAAGTTAGGGGAAGGGTTCCCCTCTCCTCGAAGACTTGGCCGGGCGTCGCCTCAATCATGCGGATAAAAGTTGGGTTCTCCGTGATGTAAGGATCTGACGAGCGGGAACCAGCGTGGCCACCAGAGGCGGGCGCAGAAGCGCCAGTGGTGAAGCCATTCGCCATTTCTTGTCGAATCGAAGTACGCGTTCCCCCAGAAGTACGATCGGTATATACAGAAGCCGAGGTAGAGGCTTCCATACGGGTTAGGTCCGCGAAAGTGTCCGGGAATCGGAAGCTATCAAAGATAGTCTTCGCGAAACGGCGCGCTAACACGGGGTTAAAACCATCTTGACCGAGTACGGTGGAGGAGGGTGTCGAGAGTTGGTCGGAGTGTTTGTCCATGGTCCCCATAATGAATGATGGGGGAACACGGGCAAATCCGCGCTTGGCCTGAGCAAGGCCGAAAACAGCTCGATAGACTGAGGAAGAGTCCGGGCGATTAGTATTGAAGTGGGCTAATCGGCGGACATAATCCCCAGTTTTCCCGGCGAAAATTGGATCGTCGGGGGAGTGTGTCCAGGAGACCGGCTTTTTGGGGGCGGGATTACGAAGGAAAGAGGCGAGGGGCCAGTCTTTCCAATATTTCGCGTTAGCCACGAAGTCGGTCTCAATCCACCCCTGCATCGTCCGAAGGGCCCAGAGCGAATCGTATGCCGTTTGGTTCCCGACGAAGTCGGGATCCTGTGCACAGGAAACGCAAGAGTCCATAAGGACGAGGAGGAGGGATCGCACACCGTGAAGACAATGCCAGAGTTGGTATGTAACACGGTAGGGGACTTCCCCATCTCGGGGCCGGGGGAGGGGACGTCGAGAGTCCCATGTCACTGGTGCCTGTCGGTTAGGCATCGGTACAAGGGGAACACCATCCAGGACGACATTTGGGATGTCGAGATAGGAGGGTAGGGGGCGGGCCAAGGGGTGGCCAGTCGCAGTAGGAAAGAAAATCGGATCGCTTACGACGGTACTCCACGCAACCAGTTCAGACTCGAAGGAGTTCTCTGGGTTGTGTAGGTATAGGTACTGTTGTTCCGTATCAATACGTAGTTTGAGGGGGTTCTTCCCACCATAAGACTGCCTCACGGCAGAATTATCTAGGAAAGAAGGATATCCCGAACGTACGATTGTGACACGGTCCAAAACATCATCGATAGTGCGGAGGAGTTGGTATTGACTAAAATTCGATATCATATTCTAATGCGCTGTTGGATAACTATTATGC